CCCTCGGCATCAGCACTAAGTTGTGACATCCAGATCACAGCACAGTTGTAGATCTTAGCGATGTTACGTGCATGGATAGCTGCATCCTTTAGATACACATCTGACTTGTCAGAGGTACGGCTAGCGAACTTATCACCCATGTCTAGCACTACGATGTCAGGCTTATAGCTCTTAACTACAGCCTCAACCCAGGCCATATCCTTGCCTGTACTATCCTTGAGTTGGATCTGTTGCTTGACCTTAGTGTAGCGTGACAGGGCCAGTGCTTTGTTCTCAGTGATCTGCTTGATGTTCATACCTGAGGAGGCTTGAACGTACCTTGCAGCTACACGCACTGCCTTCTCCTCGTTAGTCAGGATCAAACACCTAGCACCCTGATGAGCGAACCCATTAGGCGCCGCAATGAGGGACGCATGGAAGGTAGTCTTACCTGTGTTAGGACGTGCGCCTACCATAACTAAGTGACCACCACTGATACCCTCGACACGATCACGTAAGCTAGGGATGTTCATCTTCCATTGTGTCTCAATCTGGATACCCTCAAGGATAGTGTCCAACTCAATGTCCTCGAACTGGATGTTGAGGTTAGGTGTGAAGTCATCCTTGTAGTCCTCGACTAGCTTGCGTAGCTTCTCTAGGTTGTTCTCCTCTCCGTTAACATAGTTAAACCCTAGGTTAGTTACTAACTCACCCACGTATTGCTGGAACAGGCGAGACAATACTTCAGTAGCAATATCCTCGTGCATAGGAGACTCACTCTCAATGCGCTTGAACAGGTGAGAGTATGCCTCCTTGTTAGCCGTAGTCATAGTACGGTTAGCTGTAAAGAACAGTGCCTCTAGTTCAGAGGGTGTGATGCTCTTTTCATATAGCGACATAGCCTGATCCAGAGCCTGCTTGATCTTACGCATGTCCTTAGTGAACAGCGCATCAGGACAACGCATACCCTTGTGGTTGTCGTAGAACTCTTTGTTCATTAGGTTGCGTAGTAATGCTGTCTCTGTCATGTTATTCGTCCTCTCTTGAACCGTAACGAAGGAACTCATATATAGATACGATAGCTGCAAAGGGCCAACCCAATGAGAACCATATGTGTGCGTTAGGTCTTTCGGGGTCAGATGGATCTGTTACGTTAAGCATAAGGATAGCACCCAACGCATACATAGTAGCTGCCCCATATAGATATTCTATCATCGTGTGTCCTTTATAGGTTCTAATCTCCACATGCCTTCTGTTTGATCCAGTGAAGTGATTAAGTCTAGTAGCTGTTGATAAGATATTACGATAAGCTGGTAACTTTTATAGGACTCATCGTACTGCCTGAGGTAAACCGTACCCTCATCAGCAAGCACCACCTCCAAGTCCTCAAACTCATCATGCTCGTCCATACTAGTAACGATAGCAATGTCATGCTCAAACTCAACGCTGTACATCTGACGGCTCCGCTACAAGTATGTTGACGTGTGCTACGTTACCCTCAACACGAGTGATAACATACTCAAGCCCTGCCTTGGTGAGTAACAAACGTAGTTGACCTACAGGTATCATGCCGTGTCCTTTCCATCCATATGTATCAGACGATCTAAGTACCACTGTGACTTGAGTAGATCCTCTTGCTTGTTCTTGTAACGCCAGCGGTGTAGATACTTAGCTATGTTACCCCGTAGGTAGCCAATGTATTCCTCTTTAGTTAGGAAGTCTTCGATGTAATCAATACATTCAATCTTTCCTTTGCCGTAGTGCGCTGGGCTGTTCACGTTATCAGCTGTATGTTCAGCTACTACGCTACCCTTAAAGTCTTCATGCTCTTTCATCAAGCGTCTCCATTCACTGTTTATCATTACTCTTCCTCCAGACAGAACCCACACCACGTGTCCTTACTTGAATTACCACAACTAACACACTTGCGCCACTTATTCTTTTCGTCACGATCTTTAGATGCCTTGCGTTCCTCTGGTGTCATAGGTCTGATGTCACTAAAGTCTGCCTCCATAGGCCACTCATTGTCTGTCACGTAGTACCTCCTCATACTTGAAGAACAACTGCTCAAACTTCCATTGGTATAGCTGTTGCATACCCATCAAGGTGTTCATCATTTCATCCTCAGTAGGCTCACGTTCACCATCACCTATCTGCCTAAAGATAACCTGTAGGTCATCGCATACATGCCAGCAGTCCATTATCATTGGCTCTAAGTCATACAGTTTAGCCATCATCATTCTCCGTTAATGCATCCCACGATACAGGGAATAGTTCAATCATCTTGTGGTCAATCTGTTGTGCTACCTCTCGTGTCTCTGCCTGTGTGTCAGCCTTGCATCTTAGGTTACACATATCAGCGAAGGCATCAAGGCTACCTGACCAGTACCACTCAGTCATAGTAGACTGTGGTAGTTCCATACGGGCTTGCTCAGGTGCTACACCGTGAGCTAGTAGGTCTTTGTAGGCTTTAAGTGCTGCCCATCCTGAACTACCCCAGTCACCTACATTTACTACACCCTCAGAGCCTTGCTTCTTATCGGCACTGCGTCCACGCCATGCATAAGGAGTGTATAACTCAGGTTCATCATCAACGTACCGCCTAGAAATCTCGTTCCATCTCAAGAACTTATGCTTGACTAGCTGCCGTGCTACAAAGATCGGAGCCTTAACGTGGAAGGATGCGAAGCAATGTCCGAATGGGCTGATATGTTTGTGCTTGGCTAGGTAGCGAATGAGCTTATCATCCTTAGCCTTGAGTTTAGGTGGACCCCAAGGATCGTCTTCCATCTCGCTTGTCTTACCAAAGCTGACCCGTGCTGCGTTAGCTACAGTCAGGTCATTACCCATGTGGTCAATGTACGTTGCTTTAATCATCTACCTGTACTCCAATACATTCCACTGTTTCATTCTTATCGTTGACCATAACTGCTGCATCTCTCAGACCAGACTTACATAAGGTCTCATTGTCATACGTACCTAAGTGGTAGTACCTAATACCATTCTCAGGTACTAAGACAAGCCACAACAATATCCATACTGTATTCATAATGCCATCTCCTTAAGTCTAATTATATCCTCATGTACACCATACTTGATGTCATCGTCAAGCAGTAAAGCCTTGGTGGGTAACCCTGTCCATAGCTCTATCTCTCGTTTGTATTGCAAGGTCTTGTGTACTGCGTCCCTGTCTAACGCTACGATCACCCTGTTGAATTCTCCTAGCTGTTGCATAATTGTCACACTTATAGATGTACCCAAGACTGCAAAGCCTACTGCGCTGGGCATAAAGTGTGACACTTTTATCGCACTGATTACATCCTCAACTACCACAGCTACGTCAGCCTTAGAGTTGGTACGCTTAGTGAAGTAGTCAGCGTTGCCACTGTAGCGATACCACTTAGGTATAGCACCATCAAGTGCACGGCCTACAGCATCAATGAGTTTACCCTTGTAGTGTATAGGAAACACAGCACGTCTATCCTTCACATCGTACATCAAACCCTCATGTTGTAGGTCATACCTGTCAATAAACCTCTGTAACAAAACGTGATCTGAGGTAGGCTGCACTACATATTCTGGATAAACTAGTGCTTCTATCTCCTTGTTCTTACTAGGTTCTGTCTTACTCATACGTAACTTAATCTCTGCAGCTGTCATGTCTGTACTGTATGCGCCACGCAAACCACAGCTTAGCTTGAAGCAGTTGTATACATAGTCACCACCATCCTTGAAGCACGAGAAGGTGTTACGTGAGCGGCATGACGGGCAGTCCATACGAAGGGAGTCACCATCACGTATGTCGAGTGTGTCTAGGTAATCACGTATGTTCATAACTAAGCCTTTCTTCCTCTAACATTCGTCCTATCTCACTTTTAATAACTTGACACACCTTAGCGTGTTTTCTTATGTTATCTGTTGCAGTTAGTATCTGTAAGTTACCACTCCAGTGGGGGCCACCATCCGCTATAGGCCACATATGATCTACATGATAGGGTATACCTGTGTAACGTATCATTATATCTCTTAGTCTATATATGCCATTAATTCGTTTTATTTCTTTGTCATTACCTCGTAAGAAAGCAGGAGTGGCCTTCTTAAGTCTAGTATGGTTTGGTATACGCCACCAATAGTACTCCTCTATTGTATTATACTTCTCATAATAGTAGGTATGTATTACCTCAAACTCATAGGCTTTTTTGTATAGGAATGTGGTAAGGCTTTCATAGCTACCAAAGTATTTAAGATTCCTCCATTTAGGACTTCTAAAGCTCTGCAATACATAGTTAGTATCCATCTTGTCTAGTATTATTCTATACTTTTTCTCCGTACAGTAACCTAAAGAAGGGTACTCAGGACTGCTCTCTGGTATTAGAAACCTAGTTGTCATCCGTCTCCCCTTCTCTTTGATAGTGCAGCTGATGCACCACTGAATGTGTTGACCAGGTAAGGCTTAACACTGTTGGGACTCTGGTGTCCACTCACCTGCATGATACCTACAAGATCCACCCCTGCCTCAGCCATCTCAGTGATAGCAGTACGGCGTAGGTCTCTGGCTTGTAGCTTAGGGTCAAGGCCAGCCTTAGCTTTGATGTTGTTGACCTGAGTGTGGATCTCGATGGCAGTGTAAGGGCTGTACCCACTATGGTTAGGTTTAACCCGTGGCGCTACATAATCCTGGAAGCCAAAGTCTACACGCTGTGCCTCAAGCATAGCTAGCAGTTCATCTGGTATAGGTAGGTGTACCTCAGCACCACGCTTAGACTGCGTGATGTCAACACGTTGCTCATCGAAGTCAATGTCCTCCCACTTGAGTAGGCGCATGTCACCTATGCGTTGACCCCACTCGTATGCCATGTGTAGTATCAAGCCTATGCTACGCCAGCGCCACTCAGAGTATGCCGTAGAAAGGAAAGACTTAACGTCATCCTTGGACCACTTAACTTTTCGAGGCTTCTCTGACTTACGCTGTAGCTGTGACACAGGGTTAGCTATGATAGCCTCGTGACGTATGGCTGTGTTAAGTACGATGCTCAGGCATGTAGCCATATAGTTAGCAGCAGATGGACCATTGTTATCAGTCCACCTATCGTAGGCATACGTTACATGCTTGTACCTGATGTCGCTTAGCTTGATGTTACCTAACTCAGCACCATTCTGTACCTTGGTAGCACACACACGGTTAAGTGTACTCTCATACTTATACTGTACTGCACTAGATAGCTTAGCGAAGTTAGCACTACGGATGTACTGCGACACAGCATCACGTAGCTTAGTGTTAGGCTTAAGGTCTACCTTGTTGTGTCGCATTACAATCATCTCCTAGCTCTCCAATCTATCCAGAGGTTAAGACTATGACAATCTCCGTAGATAAAGTCAAGTAGCCAAACCAAGTTTAACTTGTTATCACGCATCCTTTGTAGGTTTCTTGCTCCGATTGTCTGGTAACTGTGGCCTCCCAGCAACACGTTCACTAGGATACTTAGGGCTAGGGTCACTCGGTTTAGATAAGTGACCAACCCAATCCGTGACATCATCATGCGGATCTTCTTCTTCATCATTCATAACACCCCCGTTCCAACTCCAAACACTACCAGTGCAACTATAACTAAGGCTACACCCTTAAAAACGTGGAACATATAGATCTCCTTCTGCCTTGAGTGAATCAATAAAGCGTAGCTCTTCACGATGGAAGTCAGCCTGTACATAGTCACCCTCCCATTCGTATTCATCTACTGCCTTGGACACACGGTTATACTCTTCGTTGATAGGAGGCAAGTGCTCCTCAAGGAATAGGTCTCGCTCTTCTTGTGTCATAGTTATTCTCCTTTCTCGTAGTACCATGCGTTAGGATCGTCAGGTAATACGCATGGCTTCCAGTGGTTAGGGTTACCCTCATCACCTATGACTGGCCGGAAGTCAAACATATGTTTCAACGCATAGGCCTTGTCTCGTGCGTCACTGAGTTGTGACAGTCGAACATCCATCATCTCCATTGTGTCATCTACCAGTGCATCAATGGTGTTGTATACTTCCAAGAGTATTGCTACCTCGTCACGGGTCAGTTCTGTTTTGATTGTCTTATTAGTCATGTTTCTAGTTCCTCTACATAGTTGATGTTGTAGTCTGCTCCGTCTAATGTATCATACACTGATAGGTCTCGTACTATTTGTTC